ACGCAGCAAAACGTCACGGCGGTTGCGGAAGCAAACAAGCGTCAGTACAACGATACCCCCGATAGATACCGCGACGTCAACAAGGTGGCGTCAATACCATTAAACGTGTATTATGACCTCAAGCGAAGAGGTATTGCGGACGATCCGAAGAAGTTTAAGCAGTGGCTCAACGATCGAGATAACAGAGTATTTAGGACAAGGGCGGGCACGCTGTGAGCATTACAACCTATTCCGAGCTGAAAACCGCGGTCGCAAATTGGCTAAACCGCGACGACTTGACCAGCGTAATTCCGGACTTTATCGCGCTAACCGAAGCCGACATGGATCGCAAAGTGCGTCACTGGCGTATGGAGGCGCGCAGCACAGCAAGTATTGACACGCGCTACACAGAGCTGCCTCAAGGTTTTATGGAGGCTGTGCGTTTTCACTTAGACGTTGATGAGCGTCCTATTGACTTAGTTACGCCGGTCTTTATGCAAACAAAACGTAAAGGCAATTCAGACACCGCTGGCCGCCCGCAGTGTTATGCTATCATCGCAGGCCAGATCGAGGTGTGGCCAACGCCAGACACTGCGTATACAGGCGAGTTATTTTACTACGCGCGCACAGCTCCACTTGATGACAGCAATACATCAAACTGGATACTCACTCACTTTCCAGACGCGTATTTATATGGTGCGCTTGTACACTCTGCGCCGTACCTTGTTGACGACGCGCGGACACAAGTGTGGGCGTCATTGTACCAAAATGCAATCGATGGTATAAATAGCAACAACGAAAAAGCCAAATTTGGTGGTTCAGGCTTGCGTATGCAAGTAAACACATTCTAGGAGACTAACATGGCAACCATTTCAGACTACGTTCTAGACGCTGCGCTGGACAAGCTGGACACCGAAGCGGATCGCATTGACATTACCTCACAAGAGGCAACGACATACGCGGAAGCGACAAGCACATACACGCTTGGTAACTCTACGTCACTGGCGTTTGGCGCACCACAGGATGGCGATACATCAGGGCGCAAGGTAACAGCGGCAGCGATTACGGATGGCTCTGTGACAGGATCAGGCACGGCAACGCACTATTCAATCGTTGACGTATCCGAGTCACGCTTACTTGCAACTGGTTCGCTTACAACATCGCAAAGCGTTGTATCAGGAAACACGTTTACGGTTGCAGCGTTTGATATTGAAATTCCTGACCCATCATAAGGTAAGATTATGACTTTATTTTTTGGCGATAGAATAAAACAAGCCACAGCAACAACTGGCACTGGGTCAATAACGCTTGGTAGCGCGGAAACAGGGTATCAAACCTTTTCCGCAGCGGGCATGGCTGATACAGAAGAAACACGCTACCTTATTGAAGATGGGGATGCGTGGGAGATAGGCAAAGGTACGCTGTCGTCTAGTGGCACTGTGCTATCAAGAACTTTAACTTCAAGTTCAACGGGTTCTCTGCTTAATTTAAGCGGTTCTGCACTGGTGATGTGTACGCCATCATCAGAAGATATTGTGATGTGGCAGGCTCAATGGCCAGAAGCATCTACAGCAGTCGCAATTGGTGAGGACGCTGGACGTGATGGTACTCCGACAGGAAGTACCTTTGTAGGTAAACGGGCGGGCTTAGCAGGCCCAAGTGGCAGTTTTAATACATTTTTGGGTTATTCGGCAGGCTCGAGCTTTACTGGGCCTTATAATTATAGTACATTAATCGGCGGATTTGCAAACAGTACTAGCACTGGTAATAATTTTCAAACCTGTGTAGGTTACGATTCTAAGTGTGGCAATGGCTCAGTAAGTGTGGGATATAATGCTGGCCGCACAGCTAATAATTATCACGTATCTATTGGTTACAGCGCCGCCAGTGCGACCAACTCTGGGAATAGCTCAAAAGTAAGTGTGGGCGCTCTCTCTGGTTCAAATACAGGCGACTATACTGTATCTATTGGGTATGGTGCGCACAGATATAGCAGTGGCAATAGAAGTGTTGCAATAGGTTATAACACTCTTGCTGCATATACTGGTTCTACTACCGATGGTAATAATGTTGTCATTGGTTATCAAGCGTTGCAATTCCCTTCTAATTGTTATGAAAATGTAGCAATTGGTCGTCAGGCGGGTTGGTATGGTAACTTTTCTGGAAGTAACACCTCTAACATTGGGGCGTTTTCTTATCCGTCAAGCGCTAGCGCATCAAATGAATTTACTCTAGGAAATAGCAGCACAACTTCTCTCAGATGTAATGACACATCTATTTCTACGCTATCAGATGAAAGAGATAAAACAGATATTCAAGATTTGAATTACGGGTTAGATTTTATTAATGATGTGCGCCCCGTAAAATTCACTTGGAATAGACGTGATGGCTCAATGGGAGCAAGACGCGATATAGGTTTTATTGCGCAAGAACTGTATGACGTAGAAATAGATCATTCCTCTACCTCAGATACGCGATTAGCAATGTGGTTAAATCCAGAAAAAATGGAAGCAAGGCCGCAGGCAATGTTCCCCATACTTGTTAAAGCGGTACAAGAATTGTCGCAGAAATGCGATGCATTAGAAGCTAGAATTGCTGAATTAGAAGGAGCTTAAAAATGGCTGTAAATGAAACAGAAAGAGATTACTTAAGGCTGATCCACATGGCTGACAGTATAAATTCTATTATCAATGGTAATAGAATGACGGGCAGTGAAGATGCTGAAAAAAAAGAAACTGTGCAAAATCACTTCCAATACTTGGAAATGGAAATACTAGACGACAAGTATGATGGAAAAGACCTAACAGCAATAAACGCAGCTATTACGGCTGGACGCGCATACGTTAGTGGCTAATTAAATGTTTGGCGCATCCCCCTTTGGAGTTTCAGCATTTGGTGATGATGCGGTTAGCGCACCACCGCCATTTGTGTTTACTGCTATAACTCTTGGTGCGCCAATCGTTGATACCGCCTCAGTTTTTGAGGACGAAACAATACCAGCGGCAGATATTACCGCTGGCGCACCTAACGTAGCCACAGCAACGGTAGACGCAACATCAAATTTTGCTGCAACTAAAATAACAGCGGGAACACCTAGCGTAGATAGCTTGCCGTTTAATCAAGAATATGCCCTAACCGTTGAAGAAATAACGGCTGGGGAATATTCTATACCCGCGCGCTTCCTCTGGGATTATCAAGAAATAGTCTCAGAAAATTGGACTGTCGTGCAGAGCGCGGCGTAAAGGAGAGTTAGATGGTTTTAACAGTAACCAAACCAACGGTAGGCGGTTCTGAGGATAGTTGGGGTACAACCATCAATACCGCGTTAGATGACATCGTTTTAGAGATAAACAGCAATGCTGACGGTACAAACACGGTCACGCCCAATTTGGGATCAGGTTGGGAAGTTGGCGGCGTAGCGGTTACGTCAACAGCGGCAGAGCTAAACATCCTTGATGGCGTGACATCTACAGCGGCAGAGTTAAACATCTTAGACGGTGATACGACTGCAACTTCCACAACAATTGTTGATGCTGACCGTATTGTTTTAAATGATGACGGCACAATGAAACAAATCGCCGTGACTGATCTTGCAACATACATCAATGCCTCTGCTGGCACTGGGTCAGTAACAAGCGTTGCGATGACCGTCCCAACTGGTTTGACTGTTAGCGGAACGCCAATCACAACATCAGGCACATTGGCGGTTTCCCTGCAATCTGGTTACAGCATCCCAACAACGTCAAGCCAATCCAACTGGAACACGGCGTATGGTTGGGGCGATCACTCATCTCAGGGCTATTTGACATCTGTGTCATCTTCGCAAGTTGCTACTGCAACTGCGGGCATATCTTTTGGAGCAGTTGGGTCATATGCTTTCCTATATTCGCAAAACAATATGGGTATCGTGGGAGGCTCCACTTATTCTGGGTCGCTTTTTTATTATGCTGGTGTGCATGGCTTTGGTCAAAACACCACTCTCTATCACGATAATATTGGCGGTGGTACACCTTCTGGGACTTGGAGATGTATGGGTCACCAAGACTTTAGCACCCGAAACACAGGTGCAATATTTTTAAGGATTTCGTAAGATGGTAGATATTACAGAAGTAAGAAACGCCAAGTCAATGAATGCTGAGAATACGCAATTTGACTTAGAGATAAATCACCCAGACTATGGTTGGATACCTTACTCTCTGACACCGTGGGATGAGGACGCTACTATTGATAATAGCGTTTTGACTTCACTCATAGGGAGTGATTTCGTACCGTATGTCGCGCCAACTCAGGCAGAGCTAGATGCTGCGCTTGCGGTAGATGAGAGATTAGTTAGGGATAGAAAGTTGGTCTTAGAAGTAGACCCTATCGTCACTAACCCTCTACGCTGGGCAGACTTAACAACTGAAAAACAAAACGAATGGACACAGTACCGCACTGACTTGCTCAACATACCACAGCAAGCAGGCTTTCCAAACACAATCAACTGGCCCACTAAACCAGAGTAACGCGCATGGCTCTCATACCGCTTAAAATCCCCGCAGGCTTCTACCGCACAGGTACGGAGCTAGATGCATCTGGTCGTTGGCGTGATGGCTCACTTGTTCGCTGGCGTGACGGATCACTGCGTCCTATCGGTGGCTGGCGTGTGAATGAGAACATTGCTAGCATAACGACAAACGCACCGCGCGGAATGCATACTTGGGAAAGCAACAACGGCACACGCTACGTTGCGGCGGGATCGTACAATGAGCTATTTGCGGTCATCTCTAGTGGCACTGCATACGACATTGCTCCGACTGACCTAACAGCGGGTTCAGAGGATGCTGCGGTCAACATTGGCTACGGTTATGGCTTCTACGGTGCGGGTACATACGGCACACCGCGTCCTGACACGGGAAACCTAGTTGCTGCAACTACATGGTCGCTAGACAACTGGGGTGAATACCTTGTCGCGTGTTCTACGGCAGACGGACGTTTGCTAGAGTGGCAGCTTGGCACATCATCAGACGCAGCGGTGATTGCAAACGCGCCAACAAATAACAACGGCCTAATCGTCACAGAGGAACGCTTTATCTTTGCATTAGGCGCAGGCGGCAACCCGCGTAAGGTGCAGTGGTGTGACCGTGAGGACAACACGACATGGACACCCGCAGCGACAAACGAAGCTGGAGATATTGAACTGCAAACGTCAGGCCAGATTGAAACGGCTATTCGTACACGCGGTCAGACGTTAATCATCACAGACGTTGATGCACACACAGCACGTTACATTGGCCCACCCTATGTGTATGGTTTTGAGCGTGTAGGCACCTCATGCGGCATCATTTCACGCAAGGCAGCGGCAGACGTTGACATGGGTGTGTTTTGGATGGGCAATGGTGGGTTCTATCGCTTTGATGGTAACTTGGTTTCTGAGATACCGTGTGATGTTCACGATTATGTGTTTGATGACATCAACACCTCACAGAAAAGTAAGACATGGGCATTTACAAATGGTCAGTTTGGTGAAATCTGGTGGTTCTATTGTTCATCTAACAGCACAGAAATAGATCGCTATGTTGCCTTAGACTATAAAGAAAACCACTGGATCATCGGTGATTTATCGCGCACTACTGGCGCATCACGCGGTGTGTTTGAATATCCAATGCTTATGGGCCAAGATGGCGCAATGTATGACCATGAGGTTGGCTTATCTTACACAGATACGCAGACACTTACTGTCACAGTATCAGGCGGCGTGTTCTACATTGATGGCGTAATTACACCGCAGCTTACACTTAATCGTGGTTACACTTACATCTTTGATCAATCAGACAGCACAAACACAAATCACCCGATTGCGTTCCGCGAAAGCGATGATACCTCTTACACAGATGGGGTAACGACAACTGGCACGGCTGGCACAGACGGAAAGACAACATTTGTTGTACCAGATGATGCACCAGACAGCTTGAAGTATTACTGCACCGTACACGGCAACTCTATGGGCAACACAATAAGCGTTGTTACAAGTGATGGTGTATTTGCGGAAAGTGGCCCAATTAGCATTGGCAACGGCGATAACGTCATGCAAGTGACTGACTTGATCCCTGATGAAAAGACGCAGGGTGACGTAAACATCAAATTCAAGTCAAGGTTTTATCCTAACGCAGCGGAAACAGTGCATGGGCCGTATACACCGACTAGCCCGACTGCGGTGCGTTTCTCAGGTCGCCAGATTAGAATGCGCGTAGAGGGTGACACGCCTTACGCAGCGTGGCGTGTTGGCACAATGCGAGTAGACGCAAAAGCGGGTGGGCGTAGGTAATGGCAGCACCCGTCCTACCCCCGATTGGCGACAACGTAAAGGCTTGGGGT